GAGGAGGTACATCTGGAATTGATGGGGACGATAAGTCCACCATTACTCCGCCCATCTACCCCCACGCGCCAGCGCGCCAGCGCTTGACTCCCCGCCCCTACCCGTGTATAAAGGCTCATCTTCCCCGTCCCCTAAAGGATTTAGCATGGCAGCCCTAGCCCGCCTTTCCACAACGCATGAGATGCTGATGAACTGGCTCGTGCTTAACCCGGAAAAATCCCTCCGCGAATGCAGCGACCACTTCGGGTATTCGCAGAGCTGGCTCAGTCAGATCATACATTCTGATATCTTCCAGCATGCCCTGAAGGAGAAGCAGCTCGCGATCGGGCTGCGGGTGGCGGACTCCATTCCCGCGCGTCTGCGCAAGGCGGCGGACATTGCCCTGGACAAGCTCACCGACCATCTCGAAAAGAACGAGGATCCCGAGTTCCTCCTCGATGCCACGGACAAGATACTTCACCGTATGGGCTACGCGCCCGCATCCTCTCGCAACCCCGCCGGCCCCCCGAGTGGGAATCACATCCAACAGAATGTGTTTATCTCCGCAGGGGATCTGTCGGCCGCGCGGGAACTGATGCAGTTGTTCGCCGAGAATTCGTTGCCGGTACAGGCGAACGAAGTGAGGCTACCTGACACCGTTGGCCGCACATTCGATGCTGAGTAATATGCCTTCGCCCGTGCCCGCGCCTCAGGGGTTCCGGCCAGCCGGGCGGGTGCTTTCGGCCAACTTCGCCCTGCCCCCGGCCATTCGGAAGAAGCGGTATACGGGGCGGCGCCTCGAAGGTGTCCGGTACGAGCGGAAGGTTCAGGAGTACCTCTCGACCTTCTACGGGGATAGGTATATCCCGTCCCCCTGGCTTAAGTTCTTTCCAGCGGGCGAGGAGGCGCGCTGGAGATGGTGCCAACCCGACGGGATACTTATTGACCTCCCCAGGGGGCGCATTACCATCGTCGAGGTGAAGTATCAACATACCTCCGACGCTTGGTGGCAAGTCCGGCACCTTTACCTCCCCGTACTCCAGGTGATGTTCCCGGCCTCCCACTGGGAGTTTGATTTCTGCGAGGTGGTTAAGTGGTATGACCCCACCACCCCGTTCCCTGAGAAGGTTGTTCTCGCGCAGGAAGTAAGCATGCGCCATCCTTCTTTCAAAGTGCATATCTGGAGAGCCTAATGGCTGAGCAACTTCCTATCTCCCCGCAAGAGGCCGTGAAACTTGGCGCAACCTCCCTTACCCTCTACGGCCGACTCTTCTTCCCCAAGACCTTCCGGCAGGCTTCCCCCGCCATGCACGATGAGATGGGGAAGACCCTCAACAACCGCGACTACCGTAATGTGGCGATTGAGGTTTTCCGGGACGGGGCCAAGACAACTCTCCTCCGCGCCTTCACAAGTCAGCGGATCGCCTATGGCATCTCCCGTACTATTCTTTTCGTGTCTGCAAGTCAGGGCCACTCGATCCTTTCCCTCCGCTGGATCAAGCGGCAAGTCGAACATAACCGGCTCTGGGCTTCTACCTTCCGTCTGCGGAAGGGGAGCAAGTGGAGCGATGACCATATAGAGATTATTCATGAAGCCCTCGATACCCCTATTACCATTCTTGCGCTTGGCATTACAGGTCAACTTCGCGGCTTTAACATTGATGACCACCGCCCTGACCTTATCATCTGCGACGACACATCAACTGATGAAGCTAGCAATTCAGTCGACCAGCGCAAGAAGGAACAAAACCTTGTCTTTGGTGCACTCTTCAACTCACTCGCTCCCAAGTCCGAAGCACCCGACGCTAAAGCTATTATCCTAGACACTCCCAAGTCTAAGTTCGACCTGATCGAGGGTTGCGAAAAGGATCCTGAGTGGACTTTCTTCCGCTTTGGTATTTTCGGGCCTGATGGGGAGTCGCGTTGGCCTGAGCGGTACCCGACCGCGGAACTGCTCAAGCAAAAGGAAGCCGCGACGAAGGTGGGGCGACTTGCCATTTGGATGCGGGAGAAAGAGTGTAAGATCATCTCCGAAGAGATGGCGAGTTTCCGCCTGGACAACCTCGTATATTGGGAAACGCTACCCGAGCGGATGACCTATGTAATTGCGATTGACCCGGCGAGTAGCGAAGAAAAGACCGCTGATGATAATGCAGTCGTGGTAATCGGCTTCTTCAGAGATGAGGTTTATCTCGTCGACTTCAAGGCCGCAACTGGCCAAGACCCCGAGATGGTGCTCGCTACCGTCTTTGAATTTGCGCGGAGATGGCGGCCGCTGGGCATCATCGTCGAGGCGATCGCGTATCAGCGGGTGTTGGCCTGGTATATAGAAAAGGGGATGCGGGAACAGCGCCTCTACCTACCTGTGTATAAGGTTCAGGATCGCAGGCGGAAGTCTGATCGGATCATCCAGGCCCTTGGCGAAACCTCCGGCTATCAGCGGCTCAAGTGCCGCTCCTCCCACGCGAAATTTATCGAGCAGTTTACGGAGTACTCCCCCAGCGCCCAGATGCACGACGACGTTCTTGACGCGGTGTCCATGGCGATCACCTGGGGCGAAAAGCGAGGAATAGATGAGTGGATCGAAGGGGAGTACTCGAAAGAGGATGACTCCCTTCCGCAGTTAAATTTTCGTGGAGCACCATAATGAAACAAGCAGAGCAACTCGCGCCTGGGATCAAGCATATCCCGTACGGCAGCAAACTACATAATCTCGTGATTAAGAACTTTAAAGGGCGCTATCAGCTGGCCCGGGACGAGCAGCGGAAAAAGCGGGAGGAGGAGTGGAAGAACTCAGAGGATACCTATACGGCCTATATGCCGGAGACAGATGTGGATCGGATTCGGAAGGATAAGCGGAAGGGGGGCGAGACTGAGTACACTACCATCAATATTCCGTACTCGTATGCGATGCTCCTCACGGCCCATACTTACTATACGAGTGTGTTTCTCGCGCGGGATCCAATTTTCCAGCTGAAGGGGCGCCACGGCGAGTCCCAGACCGCGGAGACCGCTATGGAATCCCTCCTTGATTACCAACTCCAAGCCGGGGGCGGAATGCCGGCGCTGTTCGTCTGGCTGATGGATATTGGCAAATACTCTCATGGGGTGCTCGGCCACTACTGGGATAAAGAGGAATTCACCCTGACGAAGATGGTGGATCAGCCGAAGATGTTCCTGGGCATGCCGATTCCGGGGACGAGTGAAAAGGTGCAGACGAGCGAGACCCTGACCGGGTTCGAGGGAAATCGGCTTTATAATGTACGGCCTGCGGACTTCCTGAGCGATCCACGCGTTCCCCTGTTCCGATTTCAAGAGGGGGAATTCTGTATTGTTTTCGACAAGGTTGGCTGGGTGAAGATCGCTGCCAAGGCCGCGAGTGGCAAGTACTATAACCTGAAAGCCCTTCGGGAATTCGGGAATCAGGGGGAAAGCTCCGACCGGGCTTCGGCTACAGGCTTCGACACGAACCTTCCAGGCGAGGATCTCTCCTTCTACAACTTTGAGAGCGATACCCCCTCCACCGCGGATCTGTATGAATTCCACTGGGACGTCATCCCGAGCGAACTCGGCATTGGTAACAGCAACCGTCCGGAGAAGTGGGTTTTTACTATCGCCAACAAGTCTGTGATTGTGAGCGCCCAGCCTCTGGGCTTGGCCCATAACAAGTACCCGTTCGATGTGATCCCGTTCGAGGTGGAAGGCTACAACGTCTTTAACCGGTCGATGCTCGAGGTACTCGACCCACTGAACAAGACTATGGAGTGGCTCTTCAACTCCCACTTCTATAATGTACGGGCGGCGCTGAACAACATGTTCCTCGTAGATCCGAGCAAGGTCAATGTCCGGGATCTGGAAGAGCCGGGGCCAGGGAAGATGATCCGGCTTAAGCCCGCCGCGTATGGCCAGGATGTACGGACGATGCTGTCGCAGTTCCAGGTGCAGGACATTACCCGCTCGAACCTGTCCGATAGCGAGACGGTGGCGCAGCTGGCCCAGCGCATTACAGGGGTCTCGGATAATGTGATGGGAAGCGTGAATGCCGGCGGCCGCAAGACCGCGACGGAAGTCCGCTCCTCCACCTCCTTCGGTATCAACCGCTTAAAGACGAACTGCGAGTGGTTCTCGAATGTTGGTTTTGGGCCGCTCGCCAACAAGCTCTACATGTCCTCGCAGCAGCTGTACACGGGCGATAAGAAGTTCCGGATTATCGGCGACCAGGCAATGTGGGCGGAACGCTATATGCAGGTGACTCCGGATCTGATTGCTGGCATGTATGATTTCGTACCGGTTGATGGCACCATGCCTGTGGATCGTTTTGCCCAGGCCAACCTCTGGCAGCAGATGCTCGGCGGGCTGAGTAAGGTTCCTGGCGCGCTGGAGCAGTATGACCTTGGCAAGATCTTCGCCTTTGTCGCGCAGCTCGGCGGCTTGAAAAACATCAACAAGTTCCGTATTAACGTCGTCCCTGACGGGATGATGCAGCAACAGGCGCAGATGGGGAATGCCGTACCTATGCGCGCGAACCTTAACGAACCAGGTCAGATCCCCGGAATGGGCGCTTCTGGCTAACCGCTTCCCGCCCCTTCGGGGGCTTCTTCTGGAGTAGATGATGACTGATGATCCGCAAGACCCTTTAAACATTCAAGAAAAGAAAAAAGAATTCGAGCGCTTGCTTGAGTCTCCCATATGGCGCATGATAAACGCGGCTATACAGGCGCAGGTCGATTCCCTTCAACAAGAGATTCTGTTCTCGCCGGTGGAGTCTGAAGGGGCTGTCTATATGATGGAGCGGAAAAAGGGGATGCTGGAAGGGCGGTTGTCGCTAGCCGCTACCACCCATGCGATGCTTGAAGATGTGGAGATTGATCTCCATCGTGCTTTGAATAAGGAGTAAGTAGATATGTTTGTGACAAGAGCTGTTTGGACTAAGTACCATTCCCCGTCCAGCGGGGAAGGGAGTGACCTGGGCGGAACCTCCGACTCAGCGATCCCCTCTTCCGCTGGAATGGACGACTCTGCATCTGACTCGACGGGCGATGATGTTAACTGGACTGATATCGCGGAAGATTTTGAGACGGAAGACCTGGCTGTTGAAGGGGATGAAGTTGTTGTGGAAGAGACGAAAGTCGAAATCCCAGCTGCACCAACCCCCGCCCAACCTCCGGCGACACCGGCTCCAACCCCTCCCGCGGCTGAAACTCCAGCCCCAGTTGCACCTGTAGCGCCCACGCCGCCTCCGGCCGCGACTGTCTCTACGGAGGAGTACAGTACCTGGCGCAACTCCCGCCTTAGCCAACTCGAGCAAGTGTATGCCCTGGATCAGGAAGCTGCGGATGCGATGTTGACTGAGCCGGAGCTCGTGCTGCCAAAACTGGCCGCCAAGGTGCATATGGAAGTAATGGAAAACTCGATGCGCGCGATGCAGGCGATGATGCCCGTCATGATGCAACAGGTTCAGTACCATACCGAACGTGAGGGAAAGGCGAAAAACCTTTTCACCTCGGTCAATCCAGACCTTGCCGATCCTCGTTACGAGGCGGCGATTATGGAACTGGGAACGGTCTATCGCAATGTGAATCGGACAGCGCCGCCCGAAGTTGCCGCGCAGGCGATTGGTAATTTGGTCCGAGCAGCGCTCGGGATTGCCGCTCCAGGCGCTGTGGCTCCCCAGCCTCAGCAAATGGTGCAACCGATGGTGGCCCCCTTCTCCCCGGCACGCGGTGCTGGTGGGGGCAATGCACCTATCCGGCCAAGCAATCCGTTCGAAGCGCTGGCTATGGAAATGGAAAAAGAAGATTGGTAATTAAGGAGTATTAAAATGGCTATTGCAGGCTTGCGTGGTACTGGTGATTGGGCTACCGATGAACGCCCGAAGAACTTCCGTGAAATGATCCTCTGGCGTAATCCAAATGGCCAGACTCCTCTCACGGCCCTGATGTCGAAGATGAAATCCGAAAGCACGAACGACCCGGAATTCGCCTGGTACGAGGAAGAGCTGAACGCGCTGCGTCTGACCGTGGCGTTTTCGACGGGCTACTCCACCACGGACACGGCGATTGCAGTTACGTCCAACGTGACCGATGCTACGGATGTGGTCGCTGGCGATATCTTCCTCGTTGAAAAGGCGCTTACCACGGCCTACAACAATGAAGTGATTATTGCCGGTGCCAACGGCGCCTCCGGCTCAGTTACCTTCGTTCGTGCCAGCTCTGGCACCACAGCCGCTCCGATCGCGAACGGCACGAACCTGACGAAGATCGGTAACGCCTTCGCCGAGGGTTCCGGCGCGCCGAGTGCTTCTACTCGCAATCCGACCAAGATGTATAATCTTTGTCAGATCTTCAAGACCACCTACGACATTACGGAAACCGCTAAGCGGACCAAGACCCGTACTGGCGATCCGGTCAAGAATGACAAGAAGCGCAAGATGTTCGACCATTCCGCCGCTATGGAAATGGCCTTCCTCTTCGGCAAGCGTCATGAGACGACTGGCTCGAATGGTAAGCCCCTGCGCATGACCGGTGGCCTGCTCTGGGCACTGTCCCAGTACGCGTCGAGCATGATCACGGCTTTCACGACCACCCCGACTGAAACCACGTTCACCGATGCCGTTTACAAGGTGTTCGACTACAACTCGGGCGCTGGTGATGAGCGGATCGTGTTTGCGGGCAATGGCTTCTTGAACAGCCTGAACAAGCTGGCCGCTTCCCAGACCCGTACCCGCGTGAACTTTGACGGGATTGTCGACGTCTATGGCATGAAGCTTCAGCGTTGGGTTCTTCCCCAGGGTACGATCTATGTCAAGTCCCACCCGCTGTTCAACGTCCATGGCCGCTTCACGAACGATGCTGCGATCATTGACCCGTCCGCCCTCAAGTATCGCCATATGCGTGATACGACCTTCAAGGACAATATCCAGGACAACGATGCAGACACGACCAAAGGTCAGTGGCTCACCGAGGCTGGCATGGAAGCCGAGCATCTGAAGACGATGGCCTGGATCAGCAATTTCGTGGTCTAAGCTGGTTGAAGTAAGTAAGTAATTGATGGGGGGGTTAATGGAAACATTAATCTCCCCATTTATCTAGTGAGGTTCTACATGATCGACGGAATTGTAAGTTCAGGTGAAGGGCGCGAGCCAACGGCTCATATTGACCTGAGTAAGGAACATGCCAAGGCGGTGCGGAAGTACAAGCCTGGAAATGTGGTGAAAATCGTGCTTATCGGCTCCCTGGACTCAATGAACTTCAGCAAGCCGGATGATCCGGAGGAGAGCGGGTTTGAGGGCTCTTGCTGCCTGAAAGTGCAGAAGATGGAGATCCTTTCCTCGGCCAAGAATGAAATCGCTGAGTTGTTAGACGACGATGAGTGATAGTTTCTTCCGGCATAATACTGCCGATCAGGATAAGAAGCTCGCGGCTAGTACTGTGCAGGTGGACGGACTTACCTATTATCGGCAGCAGGTCGAGGTGCATAGTTCCCCCGCGCAGAAGGACGCGTCTAGCCGCTCCCGGGTTTCACAACTAACCACCCTTTTCGACGGGAAGATAGTTGGGGCTGAGGACAGTCTTAAGTGGGATACGAAGGGTACGGGTCAGGCCACCTACGCGGGGAATTCAGTTACACTTTCGGTTACCGCGGGAACTTACGTAGTCCGGCAAAGCAGATACTTCTGCCCGTACTACTCAGGGAAACCGCAGCTTGTCGAGGAAACCTACGCGAGTTTTGCTCCGGCTGCCGGCCTTTTAAAGCGCGTAGGGTATTTTAGCAGTTCCGCCGTTGCCCCGTACTCTGCTGAGCTAGATGGCGTCTGGCTAGAGTCGAGTGAATCCGGGATCAGTCTTGTGTGTAGCCGCGCCGGTACCATCACCCACCAGATTCCGGCGAGTTCATGGGATAACGCCGCGCTTGTAGCAGGGTATGACTGGGATACCTTCACAGTACATTCGATCGACTTCCTCTGGCTTGGGGGCGCCGCTCTCCGTCTCTTCCTTGTGGTAGATGGTGAGTTTCGGCTTATCCACACAATCGCAGATCACGCAGGATACCAATCCGATCTGATCATGCTGAATCCGAACCAACCCGTTCGGTACGAACTTCGCAGTCTCGGCGGAAGCGGCAGTTTCCGGACGATATGCTCGCAGGTGGCAACGGAAGGTGCCGGGGTTAGCGAGTTGGGCGAGGAGCTCGCCTGGTACGGGCCGCAGGTAAACGCGAATACCATAGGGACGGTTTATCCCTTAACCGGCGTGCGGAAAACGGCAGCGAGTCGCCAATACCACGTCCTGATAAGTTTTATCGGAGCGGCTATTCTCACGGCTGATGCGGGGGTACTGCTTCTGCTCCGCCGCCCTACGCTTTCCGCCCCGATGACCTGGGCCGCGAATTCTAGAGTTGAGGTGGGAACACCAGCTGCGAATTCCACGGTGACAGCTACTGGTAGGATCCTCCGCGTAATACCGCTGGTTTCCTCTGGACGGGCAGACGCCAACTCCAACGCGTTACTCCGCACCCTCTCCATCGGGATTGATAATAGCCCTGACGAGCTGATCCTAGCCTACAGCCCACTTACACAGAACCAAACAGTTGTCGGATCACTTCAGCTTGAGGAGTATTAAAAAGGACTACCTTTACGGGTTCGAGGCGGCTTTCCTCCATCCCCGAATCGAATTTGGTAAGCAGGTATTGACTCCCCGTTGATATTTAAGGATACTAGATACAGATAGGTATGGGAACTTTAATAATAATTAGCAAAGGGTGGAATCCCTTGCTAGAATCAAAAGGTATAATATGTCCTGGGATCAAGTTGAAAAGCGCAAGTATGCAAAAAACAGAACAGATCCTGTGACGATTGAGGATTTGGCCAACGCTTTTTCTGAGCATGGGCAGGAAGAGATGAAGCACATGAAGGAACTGGCAGATAGTATTCTGGTGGCGTTTCCAGGCGGGATTGAAGAGCATCGGGAGTATCACAAGGCGAAAATGGAATCGGCTAAGGCAGAGAAAGAGTTCTGGGATACTGCGAAGAAGGCCCTGATTACGAACAGTGTAAGCGGGGCCTTGACTCTGCTAAAGGTAATACTCTTGCTGGCCGCGCTCGGCCTGACCGCGAAGTTCGCCCTCCCGGCCTGGGCCAGCTCCTTCATTACCCAGGTGAAATAATATGGCCTCGAGATCCCTTGACGACCTGACCCCGTACATGCGGGAGCGCGCGATTAAGTTTGAGAAACAGTGCGCGGATGCCGGAATGCCGGTGCTGATCTACTGCACCCTTCGCTCGAACGAGGAGCAGGCTGAGCTGTATGCGAGTGGGAGGGCGAAGCCTGGGCGGATCAAGACCAACGCGCGGGCAGGGCAGTCCAGCCACAATCCGGATAAGAATGGGAAGTCGAAGGCTTTCGACTACGTACCTATGGTGGGTGGAAAACCCGCTTGGGACGATAAGGACTTGTACCTGAAAACCGCCCTGCTCGGGGAAGCCCTGGGGATGAAATGGGCAGGTAGATGGTCGGGGCGCCTGAGAGAAACCGCCCACTTTTCGGAGGATGGGAAATGAGTGACTTCACTGGTATCGGCGCTGTTGCTGATCTAGCCACCACAGCCATCAACAAAATCTGGCCTGACAAGACCGAGCAGGAGAAGGCCGAACTAGCCGCTGCCGTTGCCATTGTCCAAGGTCAGATCGACATCAACAAAGCGGAAGCTGAAAGCTCCAGCGTCTTCGTGGCAGGCTGGCGTCCTTTTATAGGTTGGGTCTGCGGCGCGGCTTGCGCTTGGAACTGGATCGGCCTACCTATTACGAAAGCTGGGCTGTTGCTCGGCGGCATAACCATAAACCTGTCTCCTGCCGACTTGACCGAAATGCTTCCAGTCCTTATGGGCATGCTCGGCCTTGGCGCGCTTCGCACGGCTGAGAAATTCAAAGGGGTAGCTCGTTAAATGAAAAAGCATTTGAACTGCGTACTTGGCATTCCCTCCGGACAGGAGTGGAACGCGCAATTCGCCATCTCCGTTGTGAACCTTGTTGCGAGTTTTACCCAGAAGCAGGTTCCGGGGTACGGCTCGCAGGAACTTCGCGTGGTGAATGTACGCTCAAGTATTTTGCCGAAAAACCGGATGGAGCTGGTTAAGGCGGCCCAGGCACTCAAAGCCTCCCATCTGCTTTTTGTGGATAGCGATCACACCTTTCCAACTTCTCTCGTGCATAGGCTGGCCGCCCATGGTAAGCCGATTGTGGCGGTCAACTGCGTAACGAAGACTATTCCAGCGATTCCGACTGCCCGCGCCAAGGCCGAGGATCCGCGTGGATCCTGCGTCTACACCGACCCAGATTCGACTGGTCTCGAGCAGGTCTGGCGGATCGGCACAGGCGTTATGCTGATCGAAATGTCCGTATTCGACAAGATCGGCATGGGCGTCTGGGATATGAAGTACCTTCCCGAGGCGGGTACCTACCAGGGGGAGGACTGGACTTTCTGCGAAGCGTGTGAGAAGGCCTCCATTCCCCTTTATATTGACCACGACGTCTCGAAGGAGGTGGGTCACGTGGGTAACTTTGAATTCACCCATGATTATGTTGGGGAACTGGTAGGAGGGAGTATCTGATGGATAAGGTGGATTTGGTTAAGATTGTTGGCTGGCGGCTCGGAGATCGAGATGATATGGCTGCTCGGATTGATGCGGAGCTTGATGTACTGCAAGATACGGTGCTGGAGTCCCATACCTGGCTTCCATGGTTTTTGGCAAAAGCGGCTCCAGTCCAGGATACCGTTATCGGTGTGCAGGCGCTTATCCCCCCTACCGACTTCCTTGGAGAAGTGGAAGAACGCGCCCCACGCTTATACGATGCGACGATTGGCAAGTCGAAGGAACTGGTAAAGACGGATTTGGATCTCGGGTATAGGAAGTACCCAGGAAGCGGCCAGCCTCAAGTCTACTCCTTTGACTTTGGCGCTTACCAGCTCCTCCCAATCCCAGATCAGGCTTATCCGATCCACCTTACCTACTATGCCAAGGACGTTCGGATTTCCCTTGCCGGCGCCCCCAGCCTCTGGCTGAAACATGCCTCCGATCTTGTCCTGGCGGAGTTGTGTCAGGTACTCGCCCGAATGCACATTAAAGATCCGGAGGCGGCCTCCGGCTTTGCCCAGGATGCGCAGGTCGCCTGGAAACGCCTGTACGATAGGCATACCGCAATGACTGAAATTAATCACCCCCGCGCCCTTGGAGGTAACACATAATGGCACTTGAATCGGCAGCATATATAAATCAACTTAATTCCGCAAACCCGACTGGCGGGGATGGAGTCTCACGCGGGGATGACCACTTACGCATGCTTAAGCAGGTGTTGAAGAATACTTTTCCAGGACTGGCAGGGCCCCTCACTGCAGCCGGTGTTCCATCACTGCCTAATGGAAATCTCACCGCTACGAATGTCCAGGCCGCCTTGGAACAACTGGATTCCGCGCTTTCTTCTGAATACTTTTTCAACGCGGCTGGGGTTGAGCGCTATCTGGCCACGGCAGGGCAGACGGATTTTACAATCTTACACCTGCTTTATGTTCCAGGTGATCAGGTTATTGTCTGGGTTAACGGGCTTCTGCAGGATCCGGTTGATGCTTATACGGAAATGGCGGCTCCAGCGAAAGGGATTGTGCTTTCTGAAGGGGCCGCGTTGGGGGATGAAGTTGTCTTGCAATTTGCGGTTGCCGGGCAGGCCGAGCCTGAAGGGACTGCGGAAAGAGTTAGTTTTGTCCAAGCCGGGACTGGCGCAGTACCCCGCACCGCGCAGGACAAGATGCGCGAAAATATTACTCCCGCTGACTTTGGCCTTACTGCTGAAAACTCGCCTTTCGGAAAGACTGGTATTAGGGTAATTGCTGGCGAAAGCCGCGATGCTCACTACGCTTGGGGCTCAATAGTTGAAATTGAAAGTCCATTGAAATGGGTGATGATTTACCGGAAAGCCACTAAACACGGCACTGATGACGGCGCGGAACTTAGAGCCGCAGACTCTTATGACTTTGGTGAGTCGTGGGTAAATGATCGTCTTGTACAGACTGACGTTGCTACTGATTCTAGGTTAGATAAAGTATCAAAGCTTGCTAACGGTCGCATTGGATTTTTCTGTAATCGTGGTGCTGAGGCTGGCCCAAACAAATACCCGCTGTTTATTTTCTCGGATGATGGTGGCGTTACTTGGACTAAAAATGAAGTTCCGACAAGTTCACTGTCTTACACCTTTGCATCTGTTGGTGGAATTATCAGCTTCCCTGCCAGCCAAGGCGGGAATAACACTACTGGATTCATCACATTCGGATACATTGATGCGACTGGACTTGACGCATTCACCACTGTAGATAATGGGGACACTTGGAGTACGGTTTCTAATGTAACAGGCTCGACGGTTGTTTCTGAAAATATCGTATTACGGGTTCGCAATGAAGATAAATGGTTGTGTTATGTACGCGCCACTCCGAATTTGCTTGTATATGCAACCACGAATTTGCTGAATTGGGGTACTAGCGTTGATGCTGGATTGGAAAACAAATCAACGCCTCCCGGTGGATTTTACGACTCGGTAACAGACAAAATCTACTATGTAGCAACAGCTAGAGCAGGTAAGGAGCTTGACGGCTATACCAACAATTTGCTCTATGTTAGTGCTGACGCTGACACCCTATGGACAAATGCCGGTGTATTCACCACTGATTATAAAGTCCTACTGACTGCGCCGAATTGGACGACTGGTTATCTTCAGACATTCGATTCTAAACTCGGCTTGTGTGGAACCTTTACCGCTGGTGAGAACGTATCTAATGGTTTGCCTCCATCATCTTTTTGGTTAGTCGGAAACTTCGACACAAAGGGAACTGACGTTGGAATGTTCGTCGATAAATGCACGCGAAATTTACAGAATGTTAATTCGCTAGAAATAAATGCTGTCGATAATGTAATAACCACTCAACCACTTGTAATAAACAACGCAGCAAAGACAGCTAGTTTAGAACTAGGTGCTTATCGAACTTATGTCAATTCTGGCGGAGGTTCTTATACGCACTCGTTTAATAACGGCAGTGTGCTCTATGCGTATAACGGACCTGTTGAATTTAATACTGCTAGTGGTGTAGTTTTTGATTTTGATGGTGCTGTTCAGTATGAAGGATTGAACTATAAATTTGGTGGGGTAACGGCGCTTATCAATAACGAAAACGCGATGCTGCATTTACCTGTTAGTGGTTCAACTAATCCAGCAGTGCGTTCGCAAGCGATTGGAACTGCATCATCCAGAAAGCATTATGTTTTTCACCATGCTTTAGCTCTGCCAGCCGCAGAAGTTGGTTCGATATCGACTACTACTACAGCAACTGCTTTTACTACTACATCAGACGAAACACTTAAAGACTTCATTGGTCAATACTCTGGTGAAGAAGCTATTGCAGTAATCAAGGCTGATCCTGTTAGGGAGTTCATATGGAAATCTACTGGCGAAAAAGCAGTTGGTTGGGGTGCACAGACTTCTTACTTGGTATCAAAAGACTTGGCTACTCCCGGTGGCTGGATCAATCCAGAAACTGATCTTGAGTGTTCTGAAGATACTCCCGGTGCTGTCTATATCCCTTGGGGTGTTGATCAGTCGAAGCGGACTCCTTACCTTTGGGCAGCAGTTGCTTTCCTGCTTGCCGAGCGTGAGTCCATGCTGGCGCGTATCGCTGCACTTGAATCTAAGTAAAGGAAATCAAAATGGCACTAACTAGAATCACAGATAAGCAAGTCACATTTAAATTGGATGTGAAAAACTACACTTGGGCGGGATTCTTCGCGGTGTGGCAAGCGGGAGGGGCAGCAACCACTGACACGCAGCGGGTGATGGCGAATGATGGCGCGACCATCGCTAGAAACAACTTTACCACCGGATCGCAGATTCTTCATGTGGATGGTACTTATTCTATTGATGCTGCACGTATTTTGCGGGTATCCGGAACGTCCGACACTTCGCCGACCAACTTGGGGCTGAGTCTTACAGAAGAGGAATCAAAACCCCTTGCGGGCCATACCGTTTGCGCTCAATTTCACGCAAAGAAATCAGCAACATGGACTGGCACGACTATCAATGCTCGGATTCAATACTCGATTGAGCAACAGCAACCTATCATTTCCGCTGATGGCACTTACACAAGTGGGCATACTGTTGCGGCGCAACAGAATATTGCGTTAACAACTGCCTGTAACGCGGAGGACGCACCTTACTATTTCAGCGCGGCAATTCCTAGCAATGCAGTCAATGTGGCGCTGGTTATCACTGTTCCGTGGAGTGGCACTGCTGGCAACTCAGATTATATTGAGATCGAATCTGTTGCGTTGGTTATCGGAACTACTGCCAAAGCGGTGGAAAGACCGTCTTTTTCTGAATTGTTTCAGCTTGCTAAGACTAGGCGCCAAACGTCTTATCCATATGGCGCGCCAAGGGGGGCGGTTACAGAGCAGGGCAGTCTGTCTTTGATTGCAGCTTCAACTGCCGCGAACTATGCCTTTATTGGCGATGTTCGGTTCAATCCGCCAATGGCTAACACGCCTCAATTCCTATTCCAGAACACGCTTTCAGGAACCGAGTCAAGGCTGACTGATACGGTTACTCAAACCAGCATTAATGGGTTTGCTTTTAATCTAACGAATGCCGGAGTATCCATTACCAACAATGCAGCAGTCACAGATGGGCGCAGGTACTTGTGTCACTGGACTGCGATTAGTTTAGTTTAAGGGGAAGAACATGCCTGTTACATTAGCGCTTAAAAGTAAGTATGAATTGCGGGTCACAGATAACAATGGTGCTCCTTGCCTAATCCCCCGTAGTCAATACAATTCCATATTTGCTCAACTGTTTAATTACAAGACCAAGATAATCGCAGTTGATCCGGCGAAATATTTGGCTTTTCCGTTTGTTGTCAAAATGGGTAGTTCTCTGATCGGCCTTTACAGTTCAAGCAATTCCCACGCCTCTGGCTCATCGCAATACATTATTCGTTCAGATGATAACGGGCTGACTTGGACGCAAGCTATTTTTTACGATGCTGCTACCAATACAACCAATCCAAATTTACTGTCAGATTTACTATCTGAGGGGGAGTCCGTTGTTCTGAAAGTTTGGACGGTGAAAAAGACAAGCGGGGTACTTGTTGCCACTGTTCAGGGTACTGTCTCATATGCTGGCATCACTCAAGCGTTATGGTCACGTTT